AGGAGCCCATTCGTACAGGTTTCATTCGATCGCTTTATGGTGAAGGTTTTAGAGGCCTCTGCGGAATTGTCGATTTCTGCTGATGACGTAATCTTCGAGATGATCGACGCGGGCTGGACAGGGTTTAGGATCGAGTGGCTGAAAAACCGGCTTCAATCGGGACAGAAAACCGGCGGGAATTTCCGGCAAAAATTCGGGGCTATGAGCGAGACAGGCAAGCAGTCGGTTAGGGCAAGTGCGCGCGCCGACTTTTTAGACGATTTTGGCGGTGTAAATCCGGTTACTGGCACTGTTTTAATTGAGGGTATCGAATATGCAAAACTCTGATAATCTTAGGTTTTTAGATGCAATTACGGCTCTTGATGAGTTTTACGGTAGAGTTACAGAAAAGCCCTCATTGCGCATTTATTGGACTGATTTAATTGAGTTCGATATCGCCGATATTGAGCAGGCCTGTGCGGCGCATCGGAAAGATCCCGAGCACTGCGCGTTTTTCCCAAAGTCTGGCGATATTATCCGGCAAATCAGGAAGTTAGCGAACAATGATGGGCGCATTGACTGGGCCGAGGCCTTCGCTGTCTGCATTGCTGCGACAGACGAGCGAAAGACTTTGGTCTGGTCTGAAGAAATGCGCGAAGCATGGTTTTCTGTGTCTGAGCTGTATCAGCTCGATAAAATTGCTGCAAAGCAATCGTTTAAGTCGATTTACGAGCGCCTTGTTTGCGAAGCACGGGCTAAGCGCTCAGCAGTTCGCTACAGCGTGTCGCTGGGTGGCTCAGAGAGTCATCAGCGTGAGGTTTTAGAGCTAGCAGTTAAACGCGGGCAATTGACGTTTATGGCTGCTAAAAAAGTCTGTCCGGCGCTAGATGCCCCTGCGGCTTCTAACGTAGTTCCACTGATGCTAGCCGGAAGTTGTTCAAAAAATTTGAACGAGATGGACATAAAAAATCGCATTGCAAAACTGCGCGCGGCAATTGACCCTGAAAACAAACAGACCGAACCAGTTGGGGTAAATCATGAGAATAAGTGATTTTTTGCTATTTTTATTTGCCTTATTTGTGTCGTTTTCGGCATTTTCTGCTATGATTTTGCTGGTGCTGATTGTTGAGTTATGGCCTGTTTTCGCGCTGATCGCGGGCCTTAAAATTTATGGCTGGTTGATTGTATTGGGGGCTTTATGAATCTGAAAATCGAGACGATGGTTTTGCAGTCGCTGCGCAGCGGGCCAAAGAATTTACAGGGTCTTTATGATGATATCGGGCTATCCGTGTCGTGCAATCGCGTTGCGATTAATGCCGCGTGCCGGAGTTTGATCTTAAAAAAGAAGGTATCGAAAAATGATACCGGCTGGTTTTTCGTGGCTTAAATAGCGAGGGTGGATAAATGGACTGGATCGAAAAATTGGCAAGGGCGCATGGGACTGGGGGCTGGCAATCTCTCGATGACATGCTTAGGTTTGGCGAGGCCATTGCAAATGCTGCGGCGACAGAGGAGCGGGAGGCGTGCGCTCTGGTTTGTGATAAAAATTCTTGTGACTACACGCGGGAGGGCGCTGAAGTTTGCGCAAAAGAAATCCGCGCGCGCTCTGGCGAAGCCAGTCAGCTTGACTACGCTATAAATCACGTAGAGCACGACCCCAAAACACGAACTCTGTCAATAAAAATCACAATAAATCCTCAATGATCTGCATTTCGGCCCCGCACTGCGAGCAATTGCAGTGCTCTGGCATGACGCCACACCAGCTGTATCCACAAATTTGACAAATTGCGCGGCCAATCCCAAGTATTTTCATGATGCAGCCCCCTTTTTGGCTCTTACTTAATTATAGCTGATGAGCGCTGCTGTCACTCAATTGATACTTAAAAATTACTTAAAATTTGTTTAATTTTTCTTGCAGTATTTTGTGCGGTAGCTATAATTACTACATCGAAGCAGCATACCGCTGCCAACCGCCGGAGATAAAATCATGACAACTCAAGCAGCCCAAGCAGCCCAATTGGTGGAAGTGGTTTATGAAACCGCCGTTTGCACACCAGCCGGCTGGCGTTCGGAAACAGTGACCGCGCTAGCTGAGAAGATCAGCGAAAAGCGCGTCCGTGTCGCTCAGGTTCTGGATATCGGCGGCAATGGCGATAGCGGCTACGCGAGCCGCACGGGCGCTAACCGCCAGCGCTACAGCGTGGGAGGCGTGGCAGCTCGGGAAGTCGGAAAGATCAAGAACATAAGTGCGCTTAGCTCGATCAGCGTAGCTTAGAATTGTAGGGCCGATTGTCGGCCCATTGTTTTTTAAGGAGTTTAAAATGACCATTATCAACTTGACACAACATGCAGCGACTCCTGAGCAACTTGCTCAGGGAGTGTTCGATCTGACAGGTGAACAGTTAGCTGAGCTAAAAGCTCTGCTGACTTTCAAACAATGCCCGACTTCGGTCGAGGTGATCTTGCGCGGGGCGCAGATTGCCCGCTTGGCAGGCGAATTTGAATTCGCAATGATAGGCGGCGCTCCCTACCTGATGGCATCACTGGAGATGGCGCTAAAATGCAGGGGCATCCAGCCCCTTTATTCCTTCACCGAGCGATGCTCTGTGGAGCAGGCACTGCCAGACGGCAGCATCCAGAAAACGGCGGTCTTCCGCCACGCTGGCTGGGTGGAAGCCTAACCAAACCCCGTGCCGCCCATGCCCACCTTAGCGCGGGCTTTCAGCTCTTTGGAGTCAGTCATGAAAACAATATCCGATAAAATCGTGGCTTTTTTAGACGTTAGCCTCGCCGCTAGCGTTGATGAGATTGCTGACGCTGTTGGAATGAGCCCGAGGCGCTTAGCAGCGCATCTAACTCGCTGCAAAAAGGCTGGCCGAATCCGTGCGGTTCAGCGCGGGATTTATGTGAGTGAAGGCGTGGCCGCTGGTGCGGCAGCTGTGCGTGAGAGTATGCGAGACTCATGAACCTAAAGGCGAACAATTTCCAAAAAGGATAATGTTCATGCTTGCCTCGAGAGTTAGAAGAAAAGCCCCGCAATTGGGGCTTTTTGGTTTTGTTTGATTTATTATTAGGTATGCAGTCGAATTTTTGGTGGCAAAATGGCTAGACACAGAACTAACGCAGAATGGCAAGCTGTACGCGATGATCGAGAGATTTTTGGTACATCTTTCAACGGCTTAGCTAAAAAGCACGGGATTAACGTTGCTACGATCTTTAAAAGAGCGCGGGATGAGGGTTGGAGCGATGGGAGTGATAACAATGCGCTGGCCAATAAGCTCGCGAGAGAGAAAACAAACGGCATTTGTTTTGTGCAAACAGAGTCTGAAATCAGCAAAACTCTGGTTGAAAGAATAGCGCAAGCTGTTGATAAGAAAGCAGCTATTATTTTTCAGCAGCAGCTAGACTGGGAATTGCACAGACTCAGCTACGACATAAAAAAGCAAGATCGCGAGCATCTACAGTGCGCAAAGCTGGCTGGCGAGACTCTGAAAATTCGGCACGAGGGCGAGCGCAAGGCTTGGTCGATCACTGATGACGATGGAAGCAAGCCAGAGCCAGCTAAGCCGCTATCAGATTTTTACTCATGAGTGCGTCACTAAATCCGGTTTTAAAGGATTTTTGGACTACCCCGGCGCGCTACCGAGTTTTATATGGTGGTCGGGCCAGTGGGAAAAGTTGGGACGCTGCTGGCTTTGCGGTTTTTCTGGCTTCTCGCTATCGCGTGCGGTTTCTCTGTACTAGGCAGTTTCAGAATAAAATAGCCGAGTCTGTATACACGCTGATCAAAATGCGTGCTGAACAATTCGGCTTGGCCGAGCAGTTCAAATTTACTGACAACTCGATTATTCATCTACGCACAAAATCCGAGTTTATATTTTATGGAATAGCGAGGAATATTGATGAAATAAAATCAACTGAAAGTGTGGATGTACTGTGGATGGAAGAGGCTCATCTACTCTCTCGAGAGCAGTGGGATATAATTCATCCAACAATTCGAAAATCAGGCTCCCAAATTTGGATTGTATTTAACCCGAGATTCTCTACTGATTTTGTGTATCAGCGTTTTGTAGTAAATCCACTACCAAATTCGGCGGTTAAATTAATTAACTACACGGATAACAAATTCCTATCTGCTGACATGCTATCTGTAATAAAAAATGCTGAGCTAGAGGATTTTGAAGAATTTCAGCATATTTATCTGGGAGTTCCGCGCGCTGATAGTGATCGGGTCATTATTCGCAGATCATGGCTCGAGTCGTGCATAGATGCGCATATAGCGCTTGACATTCCACCGGCTGGCCGGTCTGTGATCGGTTTTGACGTTGCAGATGACGGGGCCGATAAGTGCGCTAATATCCATGCCCACGGCTGGGTTGCTATGTGGTCGGATGAGTGGAAAGGTCAGGAGGACGAGCTGCTAAAAAGCTGTGCGCGCACTTACGATGCAGCGATTAGATACGATGCAGCGATCAGATATGACAGCATCGGAGTGGGTGCGCTATGCGGCTCAAAATTCGATGAGCTAAATCAAGCCAGAAAACGATCAATCTCGTACGCAAAATTTAACGCTGCTGACGGGGTCTATGAGCCAAACCGCTATTATGCGAGCGATGCGCAAGAGCGGATCAAAAACTCTGACTATTTCAGCAACTTAAAAGCACAGTCGTGGTGGTTGATCGCTGATAGAGTGCGAAATACTCACAATGCTATAAAAAACGAGGAACAGTTTGACAGTAGCGAGATGATCAGCATTAGCTCTAAAATGCCGAATCTTGAGCGACTTTTGACAGAGCTATCGACACCAAAGCGCGATTTTGACGCAAACGGACGCGTAAAGGTCGAGTCGAAAAAAGATCTGTCTAAGCGGGGCGTATCAAGCCCGAATCTCGCTGATGCATTCGTGATGGCTTTTGCGCCGGAGCCCGTTGCAGCGATCAAAATCAGCGCTAGCGCTATGAAGAGGGTTAGATAATGAGTGAAAACAATGGGATGCGTAGGGCTAAAAATCGCGCACAATCAGAGTCAGCAGCTGTGGATAAGTACAGCTATGCGATAAAGCCGCCGGTTTTGCCTGCGGCAGTGGCGGGTGGTCGATCGCTAGCGACAGATTCAGCGGTCTATTCATACTTATCTGACCAGTGCGGCGGTGGCTTTGCTGGCTTTCCGCATCTAGCGCAGCTGTCTACGCGCTCAGAGTATCGCAATCCGGCTAGCGCGATGAGTACCGAGATTACTCGCGCATGGATTGAACTGACGAGCAGTAAAACTGATGGCTCTAGCGTAGAAAAACTCAAAATTCTGGCGACTGAGCTTGTGCGCATAAAATTACGAAACGCGATTGGGTTAGCAGTGATGCACGACTGTTTTTTTGGTCGAGCTCAGATTCTGATAAAAATCAAAAACGCGGACGACAAAACACCGCTAATCCTGAGTGATAAAACCATAGGAATCAACAGCCTAGATGGGCTGTCTGTTGTTGAAGCTGTTTGGACTACTCCATCGCGGTACAATTCAATCGACCCTAGCGCGCCTGATTTTTACAAGCCCAGTGCGTGGTTCATGTTGGGGCGTGAGGTTCACGCATCGCGACTAATGACAGTAGTAACGCGCCCAGTTTCCGACACGCT